TCAAATATTTTATCAGTGTCAATAGCATCTAACTTTTTAGCAAAATCATCAAATCCAAAGACTTCTGCAACCCACACACCAATGGCAATGGCTAGTTTGGCGGGTAGAGTTATAATGGCACGAATAAACCCATACATTCCTGCTTTGACTGCCAACCACATAGAACCAGTATCTTCATAAACCTCTTTAGCATCCTGGAATCCCTTATAAAGTCCATATAATGCCCAAGAAATTGCTGCAGCAATTGCAATAAACGGTGCTGCAGCAGCAAGTGCCGGAATCAATGCCAAACTTGCCGCCCATATAGAGGTACCAAGGGTTACGATTCCGGCAGCTAATGCTCGTGCCCAAAATAACAATTTACCACCTGCCATTGCAGCAAAAGTTGCAACAGTTGATACGATTTGGGCAGCGGTGAGGATAAAAACCGTCAATAATGCTCGTGCCCAAAATAACAATTTACCACCTGCCATTGCAGCAAAAGTTGCAACAGTTGATATAGTATTTGCCAAAATTAATGCGTGAACCACCAACCAATTTTTCGCCCATACACCAATCGCAAATATAGTCGCACCAATTGACCATAATAATTTACCACCAAAAAATGTTGCTAATAAAAATGTTATCCAATCTAATTGATTTCCAATCGCAGGAAGAATTTTTGAAGCCATCCAACCTAACCCATCACCAATAAAACCAAAGGCTCGTGTGAACATTTGCAATCCATCATAAACTTTATCTAAGTTTAATAAAAGAGTTGCTGCAGCAACTCCACCAACCAATATTTGAGCAAGGCTTGCAATCCAACTTATTGGTTTCTTTTCTTTTTTTGTTTGTTCATCAACTTTTTTCTTAGTTGAATCGGGTTTTAGGCTATCTTCAAGGTTTTGCTCAAGAGCCTTGTTTGCTTGAACTTCTTCACCCGAATCATTTGCTGCGTTGTCAGCAAGTTCTTTTTTAAGAATTTCCAATATTTTATATAGTGGTCTGTCTTTAAGAGATCCATCTAATGACTTTCTAATTTCAGAAAGTTGACCAAGTGTAGTCAATTTTTCCTTAGAATCTTTTTTCACACCGATATCCATTGACTGAAGGTGAGACTTTATTTCTTTAAGTTCAACAACCATCTTCTCTTCAAAGAATGCAACAAAACCTGCACCGAACGCAGTCATCTTCGACATGAATAGGTGTCCAGAATGTTTACCTTGTTCTAAAGACCTTTCTTGGAATTCTAAATTAGATTCAAATAATCTTCTTTGAGCGTCACCTTGAATAATAAGACTTCTTTCAAATGAACCAGCGAGAGCATCTACAGACTTCCTAACGTTAAGTAATCCTGCTCGTAAACTTTTTTGAAGACGTTCTCTGTTATCCTTATTAGATTCTTTCAGGTCTTCAACTGCTTCTACAACTGGTAGGTGATTTATATTATCCTTTGGCATTCTTTTGTCTCTCTTCTTGTTCATCTAAATGGTTCTTTAAAAACGCAACATATATATCCCTTTCAAATGGAATCATATTATCAAGTTCAGTCAAAGAATAGTTATGATGTTGCATTAATGCGAAGTTTAACTGGTACATGTTCGCTAACGAATCATGCATTAATGCTACATAAAAAAACTCTGTAAACCCTCAAGTGTTATAGAATCTTTTTCACCACACTCAGAACATGTCCACTCAACGTTATGAGTGAGTTTTGGAATATTGCTAAAAAATTCTGACATTTTTAAAAATTGCTTTTGACTGAGTGTATCCACCCAATCTTTAATTTCTTTCTTAGAAAAATCATTATATACATTATCTTTATCAAACACATATTCAACGCAATTATTAATCACATCAAACATTGTTTCTGGTGTATTTTCATCAATCAAATCAACATCATCAATTCCAGGATATCTCAACACAACACCAATATCATCTGTTATCATAATCTTATTGTCAATTTCACTTCCGTGAATTTCTATTTCATCAAGATTAATTGAGACTTCAGTTCTGTGTTTACATTCACTATCTTCATCAGAATGCCCAACCTTAACATCAATCAACTCGCCAACTGACTTTCCTCTAAGTTTTAAAAATAAATATTCGATATCAAAAGTTGCTAAATGATTAATATCAATTTCATCAATAATACAAGACTTGATAATATTCTTTGTTGCTTTTGTAATTTCTTTTTTATCGCCACCCTCAAGTGCCATTAAAAGAATCTTTTCTTCCTTGACTAAAAATGGACGATATTCTATCTCTTGCCCAGTTGATGGTATTGTTGCGTTAAAGTGTGGTGTTACTAAACTTGGTAAGTTCATTATATACTCCTATCATTATTATATTAAATTATTTATAGCCATGGTGTTTGGTTTTTATTTGGATTCTTTTTAAACCAATCATCAATTTTTTTATTAGATTTGTTGTCAAACTGTCTGACTTTGGTCAACCCATTACCTTTTATCTTGTGATTGACTTTCTTATATTCAGTAGCATCACCAGAAGCAGGCAATTTCCCACTATTCCATTTTTGTTTCCATTGTTCTCCATCATACAACCAATTCTCATTCAGTTGTTCCTTTCTTTGCTGCCACTGACTGTTAAGTTTCAACTTCTCCATATTCCAAGGAATATTTTGTACGGTATTTTTTCTCCACCCACTCACGTCGCCGACATACGCATTGCCAGATGCAGGTAACTGACCATTCTTTTTAGTCATGTCCCCTTCAGTTGAGACTCGGGTATTTATAGGAACAGTAGTTTCTAAAGTTTGATTCATCATTTTAGTTGTAATGCCTTTCTTATACTCAGTCGCATTACCAGATGCTGGCAACTGACCATCATCCCAAACTGCTAAGTTATCTTCAAGAGCATTTGGTTGGAAGAAATCTCTATCAGCATCACCACTAGGTGCTATTCTTTTTCCTTCACCACCATCACCTCTTATTTGAGCAATTTTAAGTTTTCTCTTATCACCACCACCAGTTACAGCATCCCAACCATCACCAATAAGATCTCCAGCACCACCTAAAAGGTTCCCTATACCATCTAATGAAAATAAACCTGGCGCAGCATTCATATTAACACCCAAATTATTATCACCAAAGATATTACCAAATCCAGGTATATTTAATGCACCTGCTAGTTTACCTTTACTCCAATTAATTGAACCACTAATTCCAACACCAGGCTGATTGCTGTTATCAACTTGTACAAACTTATAATTTCTATATGCAAATGTTACTGATAGTTTAGCAGGTTCTTCAGTTCCCCATGCCATTGCAATATCACTAATCATAATTGGATATGCTTCTCTTAAGGTATGGATAGTCCTCAACCCACCATTAGAACCATATTGTCTGATGTCGACATTGCTAGCATAGTTATCAAAATATTCAACATTAAATTTACTTCGGCTGAAAGTTCTCCAATTGTTTGAACCAGTATCAATCATTTTGCTTTGCCAAGTCTCAAAATAATCCTTTTCTCTCAAGTCTTCACTCAATAAAAATGTTATAGTAACATCACCATATATTTGACCATAAGGAACTTTATTAATCGGACCATAGTTCGTAAACTTATGTTCCGTTGTCATTACTGTTCTTCCTGGGAGATTTGCACTATCAGCACGATATAACAATTCCCTAGAATTGCTATTAATCCAATCAGGCAAATGTACTTCGAAATGACTTGAAGCAGCAACTCCAGATTTATTAATAGATGATACTATGTTTTGTACGTTAAACCCTGAATTATGTGCCATTAGATTGCTTTCCTACTATCTGCGTAAACTTTTTGTGTGGTTGCATATTTAAACCTGCTTGTAGGTAACATAAGTGCTATGTCCCACTCAGGTGCTTCTATTTCCATAAATCTAGATCTAACATGATTAACTAAGTAATGCTTAAAGGTTGGTTTGAACCACTTAAACCTACTTGCCCCACTCAAAATACTATATGACAATTTCAATTTGGTTTTGTCATCATATTGTTTACTGGTTGATAAATTATATAATGCATCCATTAATTTTGCTCTCAACTTCGGTGGCAAATAGTGAAGGTTAATTCCGTAGAACCCACCTTCTGCCTCACCGACCATAAAGATTAAAGGAAACGTATCATAATAAGGTAAAGTCTTTTTACCTTTTGGGTCATATATAAAATGGTACATATGACCAATCTCAACTGTGTCTTTCTTTTTTCTTGCTTCTTTAAGTAACTCTTCAGGTTTTAATCTAGTTCTGCCGATCTTTGAGGACTTCTCTCTGAACCATTTTCTTGCTGCATCAGTTTTTGCAGGAGCATGTCCTTGCCTAATTCCTTTTAATAATAGATCGTCAAATACACTTGCCATAAATACTATTTATAACGTTTGCCAAACAATTCTTTCTCTGTTATTATCTGGAACTCCCAACCCTTTTTATTACAATGTTTAATTGCAGCATTCCATTTTGCTTGATTAACACCCCACGTCTTAACTTCGTTTAAATACTTCTTAGTCACCCTTTTCTTTTTCTGGGGTTCTTTAGATTGAGATGCTGGTTTAACTTCAATCATTATCGTTTTACCTTTAGCAGTCTTAATAATAAAGTCAGGAAAGTATCTGTGCTTCTTGCCATCTATCGGTGATACATAAGGCACAATCATTTCTTCACTTGCCCACCAGATGATATCTGGGTTCTTATCAAAGTATGACATACAACTCAATTCCCAAGAACTTCTATAGATTATTCCCGTTGGGTCACCTTTATATTTCTTAGGGAATCTCGGTTTAAATTTACCTTGATAGAATTTCATTCACTTGTCGTTATAAATATATTGTATAATTATCTATTTAGGTCAATTCTAATGGGATTCAATCTTAAAAATTTAAAAGGTCAGGCAATAAATCAATTACAAGGGGGTATTCTCGGAAAGGTTAATGAAAACATTCCAGGAAATATTGGGTATGGTAAAGATGGATTTTCCTTCTCTGGCAACTTCAGACAATTAATTAATAAAGGACAAAAGAGATGGAGGTCATCAGGACCACTTGGTGCTTTATATCAATCAAATGGTGGCAAATATAATGCACCATTACAATTTCCTTTGGATTTAGATGATGAACATTATATGACGTTTCACGTAATGGATCGCAGACGACCAAGTAAAGAAACAGTCGAAAAGGAAAGTTCTATTATTAGCATCACATTACCAATTCCATCAAATTTAACTAATCAACATGGTGTGGGTTATAATAATGAAAACCTTAACGTTTTAGGAAAGGTTGCTGCTGGTAAGATATCCATGGATGATTTGGGTAAAGGTTTTTCTGATATTTCAGCAAAAATATTAGAAAGA